CCGGAAGCTGCGTTTTTGTTCGCTTCATCATAAACAGCGAACAGGGCGGTTACATCAAGCGGAATATCCTTTGCATTTACCTTCAATCTACCGCCGCCGAAAATAACTTCATTGCTCTTGAAATTGAAGGTTCTAACATCACCATCCGCAACGATACGGGCAACAACATCAACCATTCCGGCAACCTTATTTGCAACCTTTTCCTGTAAATTCGGCTTGATAGAAGTGATCTTATCGCCGCCCTTGCGGGTAATATCCTTGCTTGTGTCCTCATGGGAAATAAGGATAATGTTTTCATAATTCAGGTTCATCAGGCGTTTCAGCGTATTCAGGAATTCGCCCCTTACCTTATCCCACGCACGGAAGGAATCATCCGATTCATGGGAAATACCCATCTGCTGATACATATACAGGCGGCAATGCTCATACAAATCTTCCAAAAGGTCAACAACGATTGTCTTAAAATCGTTATCCTTCTTTTCAAGTTCGGAAATAACATCCTTGAACACTTCCCAAGCAAGGGTTCTTTTCGTCTGTCTGCCTTCAACCTTCACTTCATCCTTGATATGGATGAACGGTGCATCTACGAACTTAATATTTCCGTCCGTGTTCAACATCAGAGGATCAGGAAAGGCGTTTGCAAAGGTGGTTTTTCCGCAAAACGGAACACCATAAATCCAAATCACACGCTTTTCAACGGCTTCAATGTTTCTTCTCTTGTTTTCAGGTAACTTCATAAAATAGTTCCATCCTTTCTCACAAAATTCTTGAAATTCGCAATATCTGCATAAGTAGGTTTTTTCTTGCGGGAATTCAGCTTCTTCATTCACCGCTTTAATTCCAAATAGGAAATCAATCACTTTGTTGTAATTGAATTCAATTTGAACAATCTTCACTTCCACCTTTGCAAGTTCTGATTTCAGGCGTTCCCTGAATTCTTGCAATGTTTCCGTTTTCTTCTGCCGGATCGTAACTTTGGGAACAAACACAAAGTACATATTCCGTATTCGTTTTCCGGGGTTGTTTCTTTCAAAGAAATACTTGTATTCGTGAAGCTGCCCGGATTGTTTATAGCCTGATACATTGTTTGAATACTTGAAATCGTACAAATCGTAAGTATCGGGAAGTTCAACACCCCGTTCAAAGATTGTTGCGGGTACAAGGTAATCAATGAACCCGTGGAAATCTTCATCCGAAATTTCAACTTCAAATTCCCCGCCCGGTGGAATAGCAGCCTTTGCCAATGGGATCACAACTTCCAGCTTCATCATTTCGTTAATGTGTTCATCCGTGATAATCGGATAACTGAAAGCGTATTCTTCAAGGGCTTCTTCAAGGCTCTTTTCAATTCCGGTATGTACCGCTTGCCCTAAAATCAAGGCGTTATCCGGTTCAGTTGGGGAATCTGTTTTTATCCCGTCCAAATATCGCATTTTGTACTTGAATTTGCACTTTTCAAAGCAATCAACGCTTGAATGTGAGTATCGCAATTTATCACCCCTTTCAAAAGTTCTTTGAACTGTTCAAACCCTTCCGGGTAAAGGAACACCCCAATACCGCCTGATTTATTGATACGGCTGATATTCAGCTTTTGAAGTTCGGAAGGTCTACCGTTGGAAGCCTTTACTTCAACCGCCATCATTACACCGTTCACGCAACATAAAATGTCAGGAATACCGGATTTCTGATAGCCGCCGCCCCAAATTTTGGTGTACCAACCGACCATTTCAACCTTCATCCGGTCTGTTGGATAGCCAACCGGATAAATACCGATTGAATGAAAATATTTCTTAATTTGCCCTTCAAATAACTTTTCTTCTGCCATATCACTTCACCGTGATCTTGACATATCCGGCTTTTGGGTTCTGTTTGGTGTACTTTGCAGCAACATCAGGTAAATCCTTCTTCAAAGCCGCACCGTCAAGCCTGTTTTCAACCGTAGGGGCAACATAGGTGAACTTCACAACCTCATTTTCAAAGGCTTTTACACCGTATTTTTCCATTGCAGCCTTCAACTGCTCTTTCATCTTCTTTTCCTGTTCTTCAATCTGCTTCTTCTGAACAGAAAGGTTTGCAATAGCGGTAATCACCGCCGCCGCTTCCGTCTGCATGGTTGCAAGTGCTGTTTCCTCTGTGAAAGCATCTTCACAATCAGCCGATAATTCGGAACACACAACCTTGCAAGTGTCCTTTTCTTCACATTCCAAACAGCAGCACACTTTGCCGCAAGCGGAATTTTCCATTGCCTGTTTGCACTTAATCATTGTTTGAACTCCTTTCCAATTCTTCAATGAACTGCTGCTGATATTGCAGCACTTTTTTTGAATAGTTAGTTTCAAAAATTCCTTGTTCCCACAAACGGGAAGCCCCGGTTTCGCCCATGTTGTAAGCCATCAATGCCTTTTCAGGTGTTTCATACTTTTCAAACAGTTTTCGCAAAATGAACATTCCTGAACGAACATTGTTATAGGGTTCAAGGAAATCTGTAATTCCAAGCGTTTCTGTTATGTACGGGTGATTGATTTTGTTGATCTGCATCAATCCGTAATCATTTGAACCGCTTATCACATCAGCCTGAAAGCCGCTTTCCTGTTGGATCATTGCCATTACAAGGGTAAAATCTATGTTGTACCCCGCCGACAAGTAGAAAATGAATTCCTGTAAATCTTCATCCATTGGTACATCAAGGGGAACGAAATTCAAATCACCGCCCCAATCCATTGACATTTCACCGTTGAAAATTCTTCCGTCATACTGACCGTAAATCAGGATTTCAGTTTCCGTTTCTGCTTCCGGCTCTGTTGCTTTATCTGAACCGTGTGAAATAAGTGAACCTATCAGAATACCCACAAGGGAAAAGATAATTGCAACGATCAGCCACGAAATCAGAATCCTTTTAGCAATCGAAGTTTTCTTGATACTTTTTGAATAATTCATCCGTGTAATCTCTCCTTAATTCCAAAGTGTGAAGAATATCTTCTTCAACCGTTCCGGGGCAAAGCATAAGGTAATAAAAGCACCGCTTTTCCTGTCCGATTCTGTGAATTCTCTTTTTGCTCTGTTCAAACAGTTCACTTCTATCCGTCAGGGAAAAGTAAATGATTTTGTTTGCCTTCTGCAAGTTCAAGCCCATTGCCCCGGCTTGATACTGAACAAAGGTTATCGAATCCCCGTGTTCTTCATAGGCTGTTAAATCTTTGATTTCACCATTGACAACCGAAAACGGTCTTTCCAATTCGGCAAGGGCTGCTTTCATAGTGTTCAATTCTTCATTGAAGTTGTAGAACACAATCAACCTATCTTCCGTGGATTGAACCAAATCCTTAAAGGCTGCAACCCTTTCTTTGTTTAGATAGCTGCACATCATGCGGGCGTAAATTCGCTTTGATAAAATGGTATCGCCTATGAATTCCCTATCATCAATCGTAATCACGCAATTTCGCATGAACTTCCGGTATTCTTTGGTGGTTTTGGAATGTACGGGAACAATCACCTGTTCGGGCAAATCAAATACTTCTTCCGATTTCATAAAAATTGCCCCGTGTTCTTCCAGCTTCTTTTTCAGACGGTCAACATTTTTGTACCCCGTAATATGGGGAATTCTGAATCCGCTGTTTTCGTCCTCAATCCATTCAATTTCAACATACTGTTTATAAAACAGGTCTTTGCTGATATTCCAACCTAACAAGTGAAGCTGCGACCAAAGTTTTTCATACTTTCCGGCTGTTGGTGTACCGGATAACAGGATCACATTTTCAGGTTGCATTTTCAGGATAAATTTTGAACGCTTTGCGGCTTCATTTTGTATCATGGAACTTTCATCAAGCATCAGGGTAAACCCGACTATATGGGCGAAATATGAACGCCTGAATATCAAATCATAGTTGATAACGCCGATACATTTACCAACCGTACCGCTGAATTCTTCAAGGTGCTTTTTGTTCGTCAGGTCAAAAACCGTGTAATGGTAATACTGCTGAAAGTGTTCAATCCAATCATCAATTTTTGATTTTTGACAAACCAGCACAATTTTTTCAGGGAACGAATCTGCTTTTTCCGATCCTACAAAGGTTTTACCTAAACCCATATCAAGGTAATAAGCAACCCTGTTAAACCGTTCTGTTTGTTCCAATGCTTTCTGTTGGTGGGGGAATAGCTGCATAAGCGAACACCCCCTTAATCTTCATCAACATCAATCCCGGTGATCTCTTTGAAAATTGCCTTATCAAAATTCGGAATCGCTGTAATGATATTTTTCTGACGGTCAGACAAACCACGCCACCAAATAACCGCACATTCGGAATTATCCAATACTTTCAGATAACCGCCCGTTGTTTCAGCTTCCGGGTGTGCTGCCTTTTCTTCATCCGTCATATCGTCAAACCAAATATATTCAAGCACATCACCCGGAATCTGATTCAGAAGGTAACGGGCTTCACTATTCAGCCAATCACGGTAAGTCCATTCAGAAGGCTTATTGAACAGGTGAATTTTCGGTTCAATAGTATTAAAACAACCGTTGGAAAAGTTTGTTTTGTTCCAATCGCCGCTG